AAAGAAATGTGAATATGATTATGAAAGCATTAAGATAGAATGGGAAGACTTAGCCTATCGTACTTATACTCCTGACTTTATATTGTCCAACGGAATAATCATTGAAACAAAAGGAAGGTTCTTAGCATCTGATAGAAGAAAGCATTTAGCTATACAAAAACAACATCCTAATCTAGATATTAGATTTGTGTTTACTAATAGTCGTGCTAAAGTTAATAAAGGTGCTAAAACATCATATGCACAATGGTGTATTAGATATGGTTTTAGATATTATGATAGAATTATACCTGAAGATTGGTTAAAAGAAAAAGGAAAGAATGAACACCCTAAGAAAATAAACTTTAAGGGCAGAAAGTTAAATGGAGAATTAAAGTATGGAAAAAGACACACGAAATAACAATAAATCTATCTTACCCGAAGACTTTATTATAAAGGTAAATCCTCATTTAAATAGTAAAGGTAAATGGAATGGTGGTATAGAGTTATCTATTATTCCTAACTTAAATAATCCCTTAGATGATGATGATTATTATCAAGTAGAGCACATATGTAAAATGCTATGCTCCACATTAAATTTTATGGAAATTGAACCTTCTTTCAGAGACAAAATAAATGATTACGTTGTTAATGTATTTGACAAAGAAGAGGAAGAAGTAGATAAAGAAATAAAAAAGTCTTATACAGATAATGTTATCAATGTAACTTTTGGAAACACCGATAAATGTTAAGGCATATGGAGTATATGAGGATGAAAGAAAAAGAACAAGAAGATATGGTTAATAGCCCTGCACATTATAACAAAGCGGGTATTGAAACTATAGACGCACTAGAGGCTATGCTTACTGATGGCTTTGATTATTATCTTCAAGGGAACATAGTTAAGTATCTATGGAGATACAGATATAAAAATGGTTTGGAAGATTTAAAGAAAGCACAATGGTATCTTAATAAATTAATTGAGCATCACGATGATAAAAGTTAAAATAATTTGCAACATATCTGTTGACCCAGAAGAATATGCCGTTCCTTCTGACGGAGATGTTACAGAAGACTTTGAAGAGTATATAAGAGAATTTTTTTATGATATTGATGGAACGAAAATAACAAAACTAAAAGTAATTACGGAGACATAAATGTTAAATAACTACCTACCAACAGATTATCAAAATTTCATTGCACTTTCTAGATATGCAAGGTGGAGAGACAATGACCAAAGAAGAGAAAACTGGGGTGAAACAGTTGATAGATATTTTAATTATATGGAAAACCATTTAAAAAAGAATCATAACTACACAATAACTAAAGCACTAAAAGAAAAACTATCTACACAGATAATGAACTTAGGTGTCATGCCTAGTATGAGAGCATTAATGACATCAGGACCTGCTTTAGATAGATGTCATGTAGGTGGTTATAACTGTAGTTACATACCTGTAGATAGTCCACGTTCCTTTGATGAATGTATGTATATACTTATGTGTGGAACAGGTGTAGGTTTCTCTGTTGAAAGAGAGAATGTAGACAAACTTCCTATTGTTAATGAACACTTCGAGAACAGCACTACGGTCATACATGTCGCTGATAGCAGACCCGGTTGGGCAAAAGCATTGAGAGAACTTATCGCTATGTTATATGTAGGTCAAGTGCCTACATGGGATGTTTCACAAGTAAGACCAGCGGGTGCTAGACTAAAAACATTTGGGGGTAGAGCATCAGGACCTGCACCATTAGTTGAATTATTTCAGTTCTGCATACAGAAGTTCAAAGGAGCTAAAGGCAGAAGATTATATCCTATTGAGTGCCATGATTTAATGTGTAAGATAGGCGAAGTAGTAGTCGTAGGTGGAGTACGTAGGTCTGCCCTTATCTCTTTATCTAATTTAGGTGATGACCAATTAAGACATGCTAAATCAGGAGAATGGTGGGATGAACCTGATAAAAATATAAAGAGAGAAGGTCAAAGAGCATTAGCTAACAACTCTGTAGCTTACAAAAATAAGCCTGAGATGGGTACATTCATGCGAGAGTGGACATCTTTATATGAATCTAAGTCAGGTGAACGTGGTATATTTAATAGACAAGCAGCTAAAGTTAAAGCACAAGAGAATGGAAGAAGAAATGCCGACCACGAGTTTGGTTGCAATCCTTGTAGTGAGATTATACTCAGACCTTATCAGTTCTGTAATCTTACTGAGGTTGTATGTAGAGCCACAGATGACTTAGAATCTTTAACAGAGAAGGTTCGTATGGCTACTATATTAGGTACATTTCAATCTACCCTTACTAACTTTAAGTACCTACGTAAGATATGGAAAGATAATACAGAGGAAGAGAGATTGTTAGGAGTTTCCCTAACAGGTATCTTAGATACAAATATATGGACAGAAGAAATACTGCTCATATTAAGAGAGGTGGCAGTAGAAACTAATAAGAAATTGGCTAAAGACTTAGGTATACCACAGTCAACTGCTATTACTTGTGTTAAACCAAGTGGTACAGTTAGTCAATTAGTTGACAGTGCATCAGGCATCCATGCTAGACACAATGACTACTACATCAGAACTGTACGTGGTGATAACAAAGACCCACTAACACAGTTTATGAAAGAGAGTGGCATACCAAGTGAACCTTGTTTTTCAAAACCTGATAGTACTACTGTGTTCAGCTTTCCTATGAAGTCACCTGAAGGTGCTGTAACTAGAACACAGATGTCTGCTATTGAACAGCTAGAGTATTGGCTCATGTTCCAAAGACATTGGTGTGAGCACAAACCTTCTGTTACTGTGTCTGTTAAGGAAGATGAATGGATGGATGTAGGAGCATGGGTATACAAGAACTTTGATGAAGTATCAGGTATATCTTTCTTACCATTCAGTGACCACACATATGCACAAGCACCTTACCAAGACATAGAAAGAGAAGAATACTTAGAACTAAAAAACATAATGCCTAAATCAATTGATTGGTCGAAGTTAGCAGACTTTGAAAAGGAAGACACTACTTCAGGTGGAAGAGAGTTAGCTTGCACAGCAGATGCCTGTGAAGTAGTTGACTTGACATCTAATTAATGTTAGAATCAGCAGAGTTATTATGGTGGCAATGGTGGTTATTAATCGCTATTTCCATCAACACAACTATAAACTTAATAGTATTCTTTAAAGGAAGAAAATTACATATACGAGAGTTTTTACACCTTAAACCAAAACCTAAAAAACGGAGCAGTGAATGAGAGATATGATACTAAATGCAGTCAAGACAAAAATGATAGGGCAAATGAATGCTCACATAGCTAACATAGAAGTTATGTTAAATAATCCTGTTGGTGCAAGAGACCGTGCAACTGTAATAGACACGATTGAAAAAGAAATATCTGCGTTAGAGCACCTCGATGGAAGAATTAATGTATTGGTAAAATACTTTGAAAGAAAACAAGAACAAGCCATAGACGATAAAAAAGGAAAAAAATAATATGGAAAGCTTAGAACCTTGTGTAGAAGACAGAAAAAAGTTTGACATTGACCTACAATATGGAAAGGTTCGTGAGCAGCAAATAGCTGATATGCTTCAAGATAAAAAGATTGAAGTTAAAAGTGAAAGAGGTATGTGGCAAAGAACAGGAAACATTGCTATCGAATATGAAAGTTATGGAAAACCTAGTGGCATAGCCAGTACTGAATCCGACTATTGGTTTCATAATTTGTGTATAGATGATGGAACATTTTGCACTTTAGTATTTAAGACAGACAGTCTAAAGAAAATAATTGACAACTTAGATTATAAGAGGTCAGTTTCAGGTGGAGACCATAACGCATCAAAAATGTATTTAGTTAACCTACAGAAGTTATTTTCTTCAGATGTTATAAAAGCATTTAAGGATAACAAAGATGTGGAAAATTGAAGAGGAAGCGAGAAGATATATGAAAGAAAAATTAATAGTTACTCAAGTTATAACACCTGACTTATATGAACGATTAGCTAAAACTACAGCTATATTTCCTAAAGAAAAAGCATTAGAGTATTTAGCTTTAGGATTGACTAGTGAAGCAGGAGAGGTTGCGGGTAAGATAAAGAAAATTATCAGAGATGGAAAGGGGAATAAAGAAGCTATCGCTTACGAGATAGGTGATGTGCTTTGGTATTGTGCTGTACTAGCAAGTGAACTAGGTGTTGAGTTAAATGATATAATGAAGAAGAACTTACAGAAGTTACAAGAAAGAAAAGAGAAGGGAACACTTCAAGGTTCAGGGGATAGAAGGTAGCTACTCGCTAGTTGGGTCTTCGTTTAACTCGTCTTGAATATCCATTTCTTTAAACTCAACATCTTTTAAATCTGTTTTACTCAATCTCCTAGCAATATCTAATAGTATTTTGTAATTATAATCTTTCATAGATGTAGGCTCACCAAGTTGAGATTTATTGTATGTATCAATAGCAATTTGTCTATATATTTTAGGTAATTTTTTAAATGCTACACGGTCCATAGGATTTGGTTGAGGATTAGAGCCTTTATACACAATGGTTTTTTTAGCCATATCCGTAACTTTTTTACGTACTTCAGCTATTTCCTTCCTTAAAATTTCTTTTTTTATTGGTTCAGGTAATTTTTTGTAAAAGTCAGTTTTTATAAATGGTTGAACTATATCTACCATAAATTCGCCCATATAAAATCCTAGTAATTGGTCAGCTTCAGGTATACCTGTTCTCTTTAAAACATCAGCCTTAGTTATTCTTAATCTGTCTAATTCTTTTTCTATATCATTTTTCTTTTCTTGAAACAATCTACCAGTAAATTGTCTTGATATAGGTGTCGTTCTTCTTATTACACCTGTTCTAGTAGGTGATTCATAGGCTTTTGGTAATTCAAAATCTGTGCCATATGCTTCTTTTAACATTTTTTCTATTGCATAATTTCCCGGAACACGAGCCAATGCTTTGTGCCATATCAATGAACTTAAATCTTCAATGTTATTATCTCTAATTATTCTTTCATCATCAGGTGCTAAGAAAGTATTATATGTGTCTTGAGCAATAGTCAAAGGCATTGTATACGTAGATAATATATTAGATGCAAACTCTGCTCCTAATCGTTGTATAGCTTCGCTTGATTCCATACTTCCATCAAATATATTGCCTATATCATCTACAA